GGTCGCGGAAGTCTTTGCAGGCTTCGTCCTTGTAGCTGGTGTGGTCTCTGAAGGGGGGGAGGGTGTAGGTGCGGAGGGTGAAGAGGGTGTTCTGGCATTCGGTGTTGATGAGGAGGCCGGGGAGTCCGAGGAGGTCGGTGTTGAGGGCGGTGTTGATCATGGTGTCGCCTTCGTCCAGGGAGACGCCTGCGGCGGGGTCGAACGGGATGGCGTGCTCTTCGTCATACATGGCCTCGAGGACGGTGGTGTGCTGGCCTTTGGATTCGGTGGGGGCTCCGGCGAAGCGGGAGTCCATGAGGGAAGTTTCGGGGAGGGCGAAGGTGCCGTCGAGGGTCCAGCCGTTTGTCCAGGTGAGGGGGCCGGTCTGGGTGCGGCCTTGGTAGGGGGTGCCGGTTTCGGCGAGTTTGTCGATGAGGCGTTTGCGGCCTTCCCAGATTTGTTTGATGTAGTGGGCGCGGGACCAGGCGAGGCGGGTCTTTTGGGCGGGGCCGGGGTCGCCGTTGAGTTTGTCGCCTTTGCTGGGGACGGCCCAGGGGCCGAGGTCGTAGCCGTCGACTCGCCAGCCGGGGGTGGGCCATTCCTGGGCGAGGTAGGAGCGGCCGGCTGGGTCCACTAGCCACCAGGTGATCACCCACGGTTTGGAGCCGCCGGGGTCGACGACTTCGTAGAGGGAGGCGATGCGGGGGAGGTGCTCCCAGGTGGTGAGGTGGCGGTCGCTGAAGCTGTGGTAGAGGCGTTCGTCGGCCTGGGCGGCGTCGCCGTAGAGTTTGATGCGGATGGTGCGTTCGTCCCAGTCGGCGGCTTTGCGGGAGAGTTCGGTGTAGCTGTCGACAATTTTGTTGGCGGAGGTGTGCAAAAATCCGACGAGGCGGGTGGGGTCTGTGGGGTAGGCGATCTTGGGGACGCGGGGGTCGGTGACGCCGGGTTTGCCGTCGAGTTCGGGGGCGATGTGGAGGTGCTTTTCGGGGCGGTGGGCGCCGTCGAGGTAGCGGCGGACGGTGGCGGTGTAGCCTTCTTCGGGGGTGTAGGAGATGAGGTGGACGCCGTGCATGAGGGCGCCGAGCTGGGCGGGGTGGGGGCGGGGGGTGGTGGGATCTCCGGCGGCGAGGCGGGCGAGTTGCCTTTCGAGGATGAGGATGCGCTGGCGGTGGGCGGCCTGGGTGGTGTCGACGGCGCGGGAGACGAGGCGGTCGTAGAGGGCTTCGACGTGGTTGACGGGGACGGCTTCGTCTGACCAGACGGTGGTGAGGGCGTAGCCTCGGTAGCTTTCGACTTCCTGGGAGAAGAAGCGGAATTCGAGTTCGCCGCCGCCTTTGAAGGGGGTGTTGTTTTCGTCGAGGACGGTGAGGTATCTCTCCAGTTTGTTGTCGGTGAATTTGCCGCCGGAGAATTTAAGCTTTTGGTTTCGTTGTTGGGCGATTTTGCCGCTGCTGCCGCCCATGAATTCTTCGAGCATGAAGTGTTCGATGGGTTTTTGCTGGAGTTTTTGGGAGGTGTTGTCGGTGCGGCTCAAGCAGAAGATGCCGGCCTTTTTCGTGTAGATGAGGTGGGAGACGATGAGCATGGCGCAGACGAAGGATTTGCCTGAGCGGATGCCGCCGGAGATGTAGAGTTCGAGGACGGCGCCGGGGTAGGCGATGCGCTTGAGGCTGAGTTCGTGGAGGAAGAGCCACCAGTCTTGAGGCACCCAGGCGCACTCTAGGGGGTAGTCGACCATGTTTTGGATGACTTCCTCGCGGGCGTTGTAGAGGGTGAGGGCGGTGGTTTCGGTGTGGGTGAGGAGGGTTTCGAGGGGGATGGGGTCGACGACGGGGCTGGGGGTCTGCCGCTGGTGGAGGGCGGTGGCGAGCTGGGGGTCGAGGAGGGGCATGGGGGAGATCAGGGTTTGCGCTTGAGGACGAGGCGGTGGGGGGCAAGGAGGCGGTTGATGGCGCGGGTGCTGTGGTAGTCCCGGATCACGATTTCATGCGCGACTTGGTCGGCTTCGATGATGATGATGCGGCGGACGATCTGGCCGGGGGCGCGGAGGGGGTCGGCGGTGGCGAGGGCGGCGAGGGCGGCGCGGCGTTCGCGGTCGAGCTTCCAGCGTTGGTTGGCCATGAGGCGTCCGCGCTCGGAGGCGCGCTGGATGGCTTTGCGGGTGTGGGATTGGCGGGAGGTGTGCATGTGTTACTGGTGTGATATCTGCTTGTTGTGCAAAGAATCGACGCGCATCATGCACCGGAGGATTTCGGCGGCGACTTGCGGCACGATGGCGTTTCCGAGTCCCTTGATTCGCAGTTTGTCCAGTTTTCGGGATAGCCCATATACCACTCGCTCCATTGAGGGTTCAGCCACCCACGGGTTTTCCCTTCGCTGCGTTGCGCTTGCACAGTCAGCATCATCGGCACAGTTCCCCGCTTGTGGGCAGGCGCGTAGCAGTGGTTGTGCGTTCCATCCCCCGCCGTCAAGGTGCGCCACAATCCAGAGGCGAGAGCGTCTGTGCCATGCGCCGAGGCTTGAAGCTGGTATATCGAACGTCTGGCAGGAGTAGCCGAGGTTTTCCAGCGCATCGAGCATCGCATCGAGTGCCACGCCTTTGAATCCAACAACATTTTCACCAAGCACCCAACGAGGCTTCGCCTCTCCGATGATTCGCAGCATCTCAGGCCACAGGGCGCGAGCGTCTGCGTCTCCATTTCGTTTCCCCGCAGTTGAGTAGGGCTGGCAGGGGAATCCCCCAGTGATAAGGTCGATTGTTCCATAGTGTTTCGGGTTGAGTGTTTTCACATCCTCGCAGATCGGGACGTTCGGGAAGTTCTTGGCGAGGACTTGCCGCGCCCACGGGTCTATCTCACAGAATGCCGCCGTCTTGATTCCGCCGACCATTTGAGCAGCAAGCGCGAAGCCACCGATACCCGAGAACAAATCAAGATGCACAACAAGACGCTGCATGGAATGCCGAGGAGCATCCTTTGCGAGTTCGGGCGTTAATTGGTCGGCATCCATGAGCTTATGCGTTCTGTGCCAGACTTCCCGGCTGTTTCATCATCGGTTTCATCATCTTTTCTTTGGCTTTAAGAGATTCCATGCAGTTGCCGCCAGGACTGGATTTTGGCCGTTTCCAATGGCCTTAAGTCTGTCCATCCCATCGGCCACATCATCAGGATTTCGTTTGAGCTCGGCGTAATCATCTTGGAGAAGCATCGCGCCGATTGCTCTTGAATGTTGCCGTCGGCATGATTCTTCCGAATAAGAGATTTGAGGTTGCGGAACGTCCACGCTTTCCAGCATTGGGCTGTCGGCCTTAACAGCGACGATCCACAGGCGCTCTCCGTTCGCACACCCTCCCACGGAGAATCCACCCAGACACCCGTTGCGTCCCATGTAGCCCATTGAGGCCAGGTCTCCAATGACTCTGGTTGCCCCCCGAAAAGTAAGAGCTGGCGAGTTTTCCACGAAGACGTAAGTGGGTCGAACTTCGCCAATGATTCTTCGCATTTCCGACCACAGCCCGCTTCGCTCGCCATCGAGTCCGGCACCTTTTCCGGCGACGGAGATGTCTTGGCACGGGAAGCCGCCAGAGACGATATCCACCAGTCCACGCCACGGCAGGCCGTCGAAGGTGGTGACATCGTCCCACACGGGGAATGGGTCGAGCGTGCCGTCTTCTTGCCGCGCAAGTAGCACGTTCCTCGGGTATTCCTCGATTTCGACTGCACAGACAGTGCGCCAGCCGAGGAGTTTTCCAGCGAGTATGCCGCCGCCAGCGCCTGCGAATAATGCCAGCTCATGAAGAGGAAGAGATGATGGTTGGATGATGGGCACAGAACAAGGGGCTGATGGCGACAGGGATAAGCATTTCAGTTTCATTTCTCGGGCGAGCCAGGCGCTCCCTGCGCCATAGCCCTAGCGTTCTCCTCGTAGCCAAGCGCGCAAAACAGCTTCAGCGGTGGCGTCTCCAGTTCCTCGGAGCATTGGCCGTAGGCGTCGGCTACTTGCCGGATTTTGTCTGCGATTGGGCCGTCAGGTAGCAGCATGGCGGCTTGCGTCAGCGTCTTGGATCTGTCGCGCCACAGACGATGAAGATGATTTAGGTTTTTCTGGTCGATGGTTATCATGGGTCATTCGCCGGAGAACCCGGCAGTGCAGGCAACCCGCGCCAGCGGCTTGCCGTTTTGTGTTATCGTGAGCCGTCTGGCGCTGGCTTGGTTGCCTGACTTGGAGCGTTTAGTAAGCCCATTTGGCGTGGCCGAGGATTTCTTCGGAGTCGGTCCACCATTCGTCCCATTGGGCGTTGGTGGCGACTTGCCAGTCGGGGATGGTGGTGGCGGCTTCGGGGGGGGTGAGGGAGACGGGGAGCCACTTGAGGCGGTTGTTGGGGTAGATGGCGAGCTGGCCGTTTGCGAGTTTGATGACGTTGGCTTCTTTGTGCTCTTCGAGCAGTTCGGTGTCGCCGATGTCGAGGTGGCCGCTGGGCTGGCCTTCGGGGAGGTAGTCGAGGGTGAACCAGTAGTGGCCGGTGATGGGGGGGTGGCCTTTGCCCATGTTGACGAGGACGGGGACGTCACTGAGCTGCTCTTTGCGCCAGAGTTCGATGGAGCCGGAGAGGCATTCCCACATTTGGACTTTGTGCAGGGGGAGGGGTGTGTGGTCGTCTTCCGGTTCAAACCAGTAGAGGCATTGGGGGGGGACTTTGTCAAAGCAGGCGGCGAAGCGTTCGACCCAGACTTGGAAGCAGAGGGGGCGGTTGCGCATGGCGCGAACGGAGACGAGCCAGGCGGGTTCGAAGCGGTCGGCGGGGCCGCCGAAGGCGTCGGTGCGAACGTGGATTTGGGTTTTGGGGAGGTTGATGTTTCTCATGGTGCGGGGGCGGTGTTGGTGGATTTGAGGTGGGCGATGCGTTGGCCGATCCAGCGCATGACGGGGACGGCCATGCTGTTGCCGAGGGCCTTGTAGCGGGGGCCATCGGGGGCGGTCTTGCCACGCCATGGGATGAGCGTGTGATCGTCAGGGAAGCCTTGGAGGCGTTCGCATTCGCGGGGGGTTAGGCGGCGGACTTGCATTTGCTGGCGGATGTAGCTCGTTTGCTTCATGCCTGGTTCGGCAGCAAGCGCACCGACAACGGCCATTTCACGCACTTCGTCGCGGGTGTTTTGGGCGAAGGCAATTGCGACATGGGCAGGGCCATCGGCTCGCAAAGTTGGCGCATTTTCTTCACGCTCTCCCATGCTTCGCGTTTTTTCCGATTGGTCGCCGTTGAATCCGTAGGCCACTGCTGCTTCAAATCCGCCCCCGGCTGTTCTTGCTTTTAAGCACCCCATCAGTTCTTCGGCGGCGTTTTGTTCTTCGTCGATACCATAGGTAGTAACCGGCGCGATTGGCGTTCCCCTTTCGGTGCCGTCTTCGCTTGCGTCGAAGCCTTCGCCCCGCAGTGTGTGCGCGACGAGATCCGTCGCGTCTTTGTAGTCACGCATTTTGAGCGTGGAGGCGGAGTCGTCGCACTCGTATTCACCGAAGGCCACCATCCGTGCCGTGATGACTTCGGGGATCACGCATTCCTGTCCTCGGGTGTCTCCGGTGCGCTCAAACCCTCGGCCACTTGCTGCAAGGCAAGGTGCAAGGTCGTAGGCAGATCCTTGCCTCTTTTCTTGGCTCGGCGGAGAATCCCCGCGCAGGCTCTCGCGCTCAAATAAAACTGCGGCGGCACGACGCCAGTCTCCAAGGTGTCCGACAACGAACACACGGCGGCGTCTTTGGGCCACTCCGAAGTATTGAGCGTCAAGAACGCGGTAGGCGGTCCCATACCCGAGTTCCCCCAGCCCTCCGAGGAAGGCTCCAAAAGCCCCTGTTTGGTCTGACAGAACGCCGGGGACGTTCTCCCAGACCAGCCACTCGGGGAGATAGCGTGCAAGGAGAGCCAGAAACGTGAGGGTGAGGTTGCCTCGAGGGTCAGCAAGTCCTTTGCGAAGTCCTGCGACTGAGAAGGCCTGGCAGGGGGTTCCGCCGACGATGAGGTGAGGTCGAAGAGTGTCTGGCCATTCATGGTATTTTGTCATGTCGCCCAGGTTAGGAACCTCCGGCCAGTGATGGGCGAGCACGGCGGAAGGGAATTTTTCAATCTCAGCGAAGGCGCAGGGTTTCCAACCGAGCGGCTCCCACGCGACTGATGCGGCTTCGATGCCGGAGCAGATGGAGAGGTAGGTGAAGGGGGTGGGAGTCATGGGGGGGGGGGGTCGAGGTCGATGATGGGGGTGATGTCGCGGGGGGGTGGGGGTTGGCGGAGGGCTTCGAGGTCGGCGAGGGTGAGTTTGGTGGTGAGTTTGATTTCGGTGGGGAGGCCGCCGAGGTTGCGTTCCATTTGGTGCGCTTGGGTGAAGGTCATCGCAACAGAGCCGAGGTCGCGGGGGGTGGCTTTGTCGAGAAGCTTGGTGGCAGTGTCGAGGCCTTCTTCCGCAACCCAGCCGGCTTTACGGCGCCGAATTTCTGAGCGGTCAATTCCGGCATCAATGGCCCACCCCCGGACGATTTTGCGCAGGCCGTCGGCGGAACCTTCGCCGGTTCTACCGAGATGTTCAGCGACGGCGCGGGCAACTTCGGCGAGGTCTTCACCGGTGCGGAGAAGGTCGAGCGCGAGGGCGTGGGCTTCGGGGTGGTGCTTGGCGAGGGTGGTGCCGGTGTGCTGGCGCCAGGCTTCAACGGGGCGCGGGGGG